ATTACATATTGACCTTTATTTGGTCCTCGCTGTTCCCATTTACCTGACTTCTGCCAGATATGCCACCATTCTTCGTAAGTGAGATTGAATTCTATACCTCGTTGTTTTGCTTTGCTTTTATGGCAAGCATATTTGTGTCTTTCTTTATAATCTGGTCTTTGTTTAATTCCCATAATTATCTCCTTTGACATATTTATGCTAGCCGACGCAAGAATAAAATTAAGCATCACCGCAAAACTCATACAACTCAAATGGATCGCTCCACTCTAATAACGCATTGTTGTTTGTTGTTGTACCACTACCTACATATCCACCTACTGTTAACTTGTAAGTTGGCATGTTAGGGCAAAACATATTGAACTGACAGTTGTTACCTACGATAATACCTTCACCAGTTAGTGTACCAGTAAGAATGTTTGGTCTACTAGTTGTAACTACTACAGTTGATCCACTACCACGCAATACTTGTGTTGTGCTAGTAAACGGGTAAGGATATTCACCAAGTGACCCAATCTGAATCAAATCGTTTGGCTGAAACAATACTGTACCTGCACTAACTGATGGCAAACCAGTTAGTGTTAGTGTACTACCAGTAAAACTTTGTACTGTTATACCACTGATTTGACCACTAGTCATTAGACCTTGATACTTAAACATCCAATTGAATGCGGCAAGATTGCTAAATGTAACTACTTCAGGAGTAATTCTATCTAATGTATCTAATGCTTCCATCAATGCACGACCTTCATTATAACGTACACTACTTGGTACATCTAGTATAAATTTCCATGGATTCTTCGTAGGTGTCTGACTTACTCGTGGAATCTCGTTTCGTGTATATTGAATGCCTACAACTTTACGACGGTCAATTCGTAGACCATTGCAAGCATTGATAATTGTTTGTAACCCTGCCATCTTTTATTCCTTATCTGTTACCATATGGTAATTCTTTTTGAGCCATTTGTATTGTGCCCAGCATTGTCTTACGATTCTCAGCAAAGAATGTAGCTACACTTCTAGCGTCAATTGCTGATACATTATAAACATAGTTATTATTTACAGTTTGCTGTGAGCCGCCCATACCCAATTGATTGTTAGGTATAACTGTACCTGCTGTTCTAGGAACAAACAACTCAGGACCTTTCTCGCCAACAATACTTGGCTTACCTACTGGAGGATTACCGCCACCTGCAAAGCCTAATAGACTACCCAAGAATGATCCACCGGCACTCAATACACCTTTTAACAATTGTGTTGCTTGTGCTTTCAATTCAATCTTAATCAAGTCTTGAATAACTGAACGGGTGAAATCACTAAAACTAAACTTACCAGTTTCAACAAAACTGTCAATAGCACTTTCCATGTTACCGAATAAAGTATTAACTCTCATTTGAGCAACTTGGAATGGATCAAATGACTTAGCTATTTGTTCCATTGCTTGCTTTGCTCCAGCACTTGCATCGTTACGTAATGCTTTTTCTTTAGATATTTGATCTTCAAGAATTTTAACTTTTTCATCTGCAACTTTTCTAGCTTGTGCAATTTCACTATTAGCACGTGTATCATCGGCTGTAGTTACGTTTTTACCCAATGCGGCTAACCGATTATTTGCAGCCAATATAGCACTGGTTCTTTCGTTTTCAATTTGCATTAAGCCTTGCTTAAGCTTTAACTCATCACCGTATAAACCAATTAAACTATTTTGACCACTTAATTGTTTAACCTGCAGGTCTTGAGTGAATTGTTGATTCATTAATAAAATATCAGCTATCAAATCACGTTGATATTGTAACTTACCAATTTCATCTTGTTTAGCAGTTTTACGTTGTTCAGCCATACTTATTTCTTGCATTGCTTGTTCACGTAATTGAACAACTATGGCATTTGTAACTCTTTGGTCACGTTCTTTATTTGCTAATTCAGTTTCAATTTGTCTATTAATATCAGCAAGTTTTTTATCACGTTCAAAATCTATTGAAAGATTACTTCTAGCAATATCACCCGCTTGCTGTTGCATTCCTAATGTTTCATTTACCTTAGTAGCATATGCCGAAGCCAAATCATTTTGTTGCATGATTTGTGCTGTTTGTGCTTTTGCAATAGTAATTTGTTTTTGCCCTTCAGCAGTAACTGCTAATTGACCAGTTAACTTTTTCTGTTGTTCTCCTGCTAATTCTGCGGCTGTTGGTCCACCTTGTCCGCCACGACCAGCTTCAGCAGTACTAGGTGTAACACCTTTTGGTAATGGTGTAGCATTGAAACTACCACCGCCTATTACTCTTTCAATTGCACGTACGCCAGGTATTACATCTGCTAACCATGACATAGGATTATATCCACCTAGATCACGCAACTTTACTAACATTTCGTACATGCGTTGTAATGCAGGTATCGCACCTTTGTCGGCGGCAACGGCTAGCTCACCAAATACTGTAATTAAATTATTTTCAACACTATTAGCTATCTTATCAATAGCGGCTTGATATTTTGCTAGCTGGGCAATCTGAGCATCTTTAAATGGATCATTGATTGCTTGTACTTGTGTCCAATCAATACGTGCGGCACTCTTACCTAATAATTCAACTGCTTTTGCTGAACGTTCTGCAGGATTTTCAATCTGTGCTAATGAATTAATAATTTCAGGTAATAGTTCATCGGTGCTACGTAATTTACCATTAGCGTCACCTAAATTTATACCTAAATCTCTAAATGATTTGCGAACCTTTTCGTTGCCTTCTGCGGCATCACCTAATGTTTGTGTTAATTTTAATGCGACTTTTTCAAAATCTTCTGTCTTGCCACCGGCATTTAAAATACTCTCTTTAAAATTAATTAATCTTCCAGAGCTTATACCAGTTACGTCACTTAAGTCTTGAATAGCATCTGCTGATGCAATTGCTTTTAATCCTAATGCCGCAAATGCCGCGGCCGCCGCGCCCAATGCCGCGCCATATGGGCCCATTTTACCTAAGCCATTACTTAGCATATCAGTAAATTGATTACCGCCGCCGGCTGCGTTGCTTAATGAGTCACCTAGACTTTTTATAGCAGTGTTAGTTTTATTAACACTTTTTTCAGCGTTATTAGAACTTTTAGTAAGATTATCAATGAGTTGTTTACCCTGAACCTTAACACGTATTAAAAAATCTGTAATTGAAGAAGCCATATTATATCTTACCTTTGTTTATTAAATCTTGTAAATGATCTATTGTTGGGTCAATCAATCCTGTTTGATTTTGTTGACTCCATCCTTCATCTAATCGTTTAGCATATGGATATTCAGCATAGATAGTATCATTCTTAGAATATGTATTTCTTCTAGCATTACCGCTACGCTCAGGAGTTATTGATTTCATAAATTTAGCTCCTTCTGTAGCAAGTTTATTTTCATCAAGCATAATTTCAATTTGATGCAATTTTTTAACTATCGGAAGCACTTTGTTTTCCTTTATTAAACAAACCAAGTAGCTCATCACTAGTGTATTCTGGAATAGGATTTTTACCCATTGCTTTATTATATTGATATTCTTCCCAAGAACTCATAACGTCGGCGATCATTAAATCATATGTTGTTGCTCTAGATAATACTTCACTAGGCAACATACCATATGTTTTAGCAACAACACCGACGTTTAACATCATTGCGGTATTCCAGTCTCCGTTGGGGTTGAGTTCTTGGTTACGGACTTTCCCAAGTGTTCGCTAATCTTTACGACAGCGCTGGTAAATATATCCACAGGTAATTCATATTCATTATTCATGACAGGTGTACCTTTCTCATCCAATACGATTGTTTTTACGATACGCAATAGTTCATCAGTATTACCTTCACTTTGCGCTTTAAAAAATTTGAAATACGTAGTTAAATCCATATGGTCATACATATGAAATTTAATAACATCACCGTACGTTTCAACGATGTCCTTATCATCAATTTCTATTTCTATGATTTTTGGTTTTACTTTGAATTCTGAGATGTTCATTTGTTTATTTCCTTTAAATTGTTGTATATTGTATTTAGTCTTTTTCAATCAGTTCTTCTAAGAGTTGATTGAGTAATGCAAGACGAAACGCTTGCTTTGCTTTAAGTTGTTTGATAGTTGCCATCATGTTATCTAGCATGGGCATGGCTTTTGCCTCGTCAGCAATCAAACTTCTAAGTTTTTCTTCATTGGTCTTTAACCATATATCATTCATTTGTTCACCTTATAAGAAAAAAGGGATACCTTTTGAGTATCCCCTAATCATCATTAATCTATTGATTAAGGATTTTGTCTTGCTACCATTGCACCATCAACAGCGATTGTTAATGGTGTAACCCAGACCGGAGCGTCAGGGCTAACTGTTGGTGCTAGGCTAGAGATATAACCTTGACCTGCATAGTAATATGCATTAGCAGTTGCATTTGCGCCGTTCATAACAAGTTTCCATTGAACTGGAACTTTGTTGATTGAAAGACCACTAGCACCATATTCAGTAGCTGTAGCTGGGCTAACTAAATCAGTTCCAAAGAAACCGGCTGCATCAATAACTAAGTTCGTAGAAATTTCGTTATCTGCTGGTGTTGTAATCTTGTTGGTATCAATAGAACAGAAGTCTGTGTATGAATAGATACCTGTAGAGTTTGTGATAGTAACGTCTTGCAAGCAAGTTACGCTAAGTGCATTAGCGATGTTGCCCCAGTTTGCTGTGTTACTAATCAAATCGGTACTAACCAATAGTGTTGGTTGAGTGCCGGTTGTATTTACTGTAATTCTTGCCATTTGGGTTCTCCTTATGTGTTGGCTTATGTATTAAATTCTAATCTTAGCATTCTGAACGTCCAGGTATGCTTCTCTGCTTGCGTTGGTCCATATGTACGAACTTGGTCAAAATCTCTTTCAAAGTATCCATCCATTAGTTGCACACCGTCATCTTTGACGCTAGTAACTAAATTTGCAATGATGCTGTTAACAGCAACATTGTATGGATCATCTTGATAAGAAATGTATGTTATATTAAATTCATCATATGCGTGATAGATAGCACCACAATATTGTATTGCTAATTGATGAGGATTTCTACTGACCATATGTACATCACTCACATAAACACCATATCTTACAACTTCACTATCACTAGGGAAGTCATCAAATATTGGTATGTTCCATGCTTTAGGTATATCGCGCCTAATTACATCAATAATTTCTTGTTGTGTAACTGTTGGGGCGTTCAATACTGAGTAAGTTACTTCAGCCATTAGAAATATCTCCTATCGCCGTTGAAATAATCAACGTCCGCTGTCCAATTTTCTTCAAGTTTTGTCGTTGGTCCTTGAGGACTATCCATGTATAAATCATAGAAGTTCATCAACTGCAACGCTTTTGTCCATTCATCATCACAACGCTTTTGTGCGAATTCATAATTCTGAACGTCAACCTCATTCATGTTAGACACATCGGTTACTAGTGATTGATAGAAAACTAGTATTGCACCGAATGTATCTAAACGAATTAGTGTCTGATCGTTTTTAATGAGCAGACTAGGATTGAAACTTGAAATCAATTGTCCGTTTGGCAGGTTAGCATAATAATAAGCACCAAGAACTGTGTCGCAGTATTTCTGCCACCATCCGAACTCTAACTTATAAAGCCACTCTTGTGAACCGACTTTAAAGTAAGGAGCCCAATCAACATTAAGAGCACTAGCCCTACGTTCCGCTGCCGGATCATAGAACATAATATCTTCTACTGTTGCGTTTGAGATTCTTTGATAGGGTACTGACATATTATATTTTTCCTAGACAACGAGAGAGTGTTACCACTCTCTCTATTCAAATTAGTTTTGAAGAATGTTAATTGCGCCACCACGACGTAAGTCACCAACGCCAGAACCGAAGTATCCGACACCAGTCAACCAAATTTGCAATCCACCAGGAACCTCGCCCTGCTTCAACTGCAAGCCTTCTTTCATAACTGTAAAGATTGCGCTGTCACCCATGTATGCACCAACTAGTACTGGCAAGCTAGCTTGACCAACTACTGTACGTGATGCAGATTGCAAGAATGTGGTAAAAATTACCATACAGCCATATACAGATTCAATCTTACCTGTTGATAACAATTCGTTACCAAGAGCAGATAGGTTACTACCACCTGATTGTGATACTGCACCACCAGTTAACTCAGCTAACAAACGATTCAATGAAGAACCAACTTGTCCACCAGTGTAAGCTGATTGTGTTTGTGCATCACCATTGCTATCCATAACGATAACTGGAGTGCCAGGCATACGAGCAACTTTAAAGTTCTGCTTGATTAAACGGATACAATCTAGAATGCTGTTTGATGTGAAACCATCAGTCCATGTACCACTAGTGTTAGTAGCACCGATAACTTCCATAGCGCCTAATTGTAAGACACGTGGGAAGCCGTCAGCTGGAGTTGCTGTATAATTCAAGTTGCCTGGTGTTGCTTTGAAGCTTAAGAAAGCCGCTGTAACACGTTGGTCAACTTTTTCAGCGAATGACTCACCCAATTCAGCACCAAGCGTTGCGGCTAGTGTGAAACTTGTAGTCCATCCCAGGAAGATGTCAAACGCTGTTTGTGCAACTGCTGGAGTTGCTGTAATTGTACCTTGTCCCAATGATGGGTTTTGTACAACCGCGTTACCTGTACCATATGTACCACCAGTGCCGTTAGCATTGTAGTCTTGATAGGTTATAGGAGCGAAGTTTGGAACTAAAAATGTTTGACCTTGTGTAGGTGTAACAACGTTAGTGAAGTTAACTAGACCGTTTGATTCGTGCATTGCACGGAGAGCGAAGTTGGAGATAGCTGTTGTGAAGCCATCGCCTTCATTGTTAGGACCGCCTAATACGTATGCCATGATATTTTCCTTTAATTAAAATTTTAGTTGGCTCAGAGTACTTTACGACTTGAACTTGATACACTCGCTGATACGCCTAGACCTTTTAGACCAGTACCTTTGCCTAGACCATTTTTATTAGCCCATGCATTGAATGCTGCCGGATCACGTGAATAATCTGGTACTGCCTCGTCTAGTGCACCAGTGAAAGAACCTTGTCCAGGTCTTAAACCAGATCCAGAATTAGAGTTACTCTGCTTGAGTAGCTTTGGATTACCCACTGCTACTTCTTGTACTAATCCTGAAATTGTAAGTGGCATTCCATCAGATCCATAGCGTTCTTGACCCTTTTGATTGACGATAGCATAACTGCCATCATCGTTCCATTGAATATTGTTTTTAACTTTATTCAATGCATAATCAACTAGGTCTGAATCAAATCTGTCACCCATAGCTCTTTGAATGTCGCTGTCTAATTCCTTCTCACGTAATCTTTGCTCTTTTACTGCTAGATCATTTTGAAGTTTACTAAACTGCTCATGCAAGTCATTGGTTGTGACACGACCGTTCGTAACGTTTTGTTGCTTTGGTTGTCCACTTGGCTGTACGTTGCCAGCGTTATTGTTTTGAGCCCCTACACGTGCCATATATGACAATGCATCTTCAACACTTTGGAATTGTGTTCCGCTAGCGTTTGATAATGCAGTCAACAATGACTGAGTTGTGCTTTTACGAATAGCACCTGGGTTAACGTTTTGCTCTCCTGCTTCACTCATAGAGTCCTGTGCAGTAACAGGGGCTACATCGTTGCCAACGAAATTTTGATTGTCCATTAATTTTTTCCTTTAACTTTACGTAGTAAGCGATTGTGTAATGTATTTATGCATTGTGGATATAGATAGATTTATCTACCCGTATTCAGGCCTTGCAACAGTACTGGAGCTACTTGT